ACAACTCTTAAAACAGGTTGGGGTGCCCAACAATGGAGTGGTGATGGTGGCTGGGGAGATCTTTCTGATCAAACTATTTCTGTTTCTTTAACAGGTATACAAATAACATCTAGTGTTGGTTCAGTTGATGTACCAGATCAAGTAATAACACCAACCGGTTTAGAATCTACTTTTTCACAAGGTGAAGCTTTTGTTCCTGTTACAATAGACGACACGTTATCTATTACATCTTCTGTTGGTTCAGTATCCGTGGTTGATATGCAGGTAGGACTGACAGGTCAATCAATAACCTCTTCCGTTGGATCTGCAACAGTCAATGATATGACTCTTGGATTGACTGGTTTAGACATAACTTTAAGTCAAGGAACAGTTACAATACCAAATACGGTAGCGCAACTTTCTGGTTTATCTATAACTTCAACACAAGGAACTGCTACAGGAACATCATCACAAGAAGCTGATTTAACTGGTGTATCATTTAGTGCTAGTATTGGAACTGTAGTAATACCAAATGACGTAGTTCAAATTTCTGGTTTAGAAATTACTTCTAGTTTAGGTTCTATTGTAGGACTAGGTGGAGCGTTAATTCAACCTAGTGCTCTAACAATGACTTCTAGCGTAGGTTCTTTAACCATTGAAGAAGGTTTAGGGTTAACTGGTCAATCATTTAGCGCAAGTGTTGGATCTATAAGTCTAACTGATATTACAGTTGGATTAGACAGTTTTGAAGCTACATTTAATATTGGAGCTGTAGATATTTTTGCTTATGGCGATGTTGACACTGGTTCTAATACATCGTATAGTAATGTTTCAACAGGCTCGAATGACACTTATTCAGATGTTGCAACTGGATCAAATACAAGTTATAGTGACGCTGCATAGGAGATAAAATATGGCATCAACATACACACCCTTGGGTGTTGAACTTCAAGCAACTGGTGAAAACGCCGGTACATGGGGAACAAAAACTAATACAAATTTACAAATCATCGAACAAATATCTGGTGGTTATACAACTCAAGCTGTCTCTGATTCAGGGGACACAACTTTATCGGTTTCCGATGGTTCAACTGGTGCAACTCTTTCACATAGAATTATAGAATTTACAGGTACACTTACAGGAGCAAGAAACGTAACAATACCTTTAGACGTTCAAAACTTTTATTTTTTAAAAAATGCAACATCTGGTTCTCAAACTGTAACATTTAAATATGCAACGGGTACAGGAACTTCAGCTGCAGTTGCAAGTGGTAAAACAGTAATTGCATATGCAAAAGCAGATGATGGAACTAATCCAAATATTTCTACAATATCATTAGCTAGTGATGTAGTTGATGATACTTCACCACAATTAGGTGGTAACTTAGACACTAATT